CTAAAGTGGTCGCCAAAAGGATTGTTTCATTAGGCGGTAAAGGCGGCTCTAAAACAGGGTCAAAAATCCCTGGAGTCATTAAAAAAACCGCTAAAACCGCGGTTATAGCCCGCCCGAAAGCCGGAATCCCCAAATCCAAAATGACTTGGGCACAGCAAAAAGCCGCCCAAAGCCCTGCCAAAAGAGCCGCCCAAAAAGCCGGAACTACCAGAGCGCGCCGTCAAGCCGCTGGTGGGGCGTTCCTCTCAGGGGGACTCGTGGGACTCATCGCCAATAGGCCGAGATTTGACGCTAAAACTGCTGTTAAAGATGCCCTTAAACAGGCTGCTGCGGCTAAGTCTAAAGCCAATAAGTCCGATGGAGCCAAACGCGGAGCCCGTCAGCGGATGCGTGTTTACCACGACCAAATGCTTACGGCCAAACGCGACGCAAAAGCCGGACTCGGCCCCACCCCTGCTGGCATCGACCTCGCGGTCGGCGATTTCTTCAAGGCGTATAACGCTCTCGACGCGAAGGGGCAAAAGGCGCTCGGTAAGTTTGCTACCGGCCGCGGGGCAAAGATCAAAGCCCGCGTAGAAAAACGCTTCGACGTTGGGAAACCTACCGCCGAATACCAAGAACTCAGAAAGGGCAGGGTAGACAAGAAAGCCGCGAAGGATAGACTCGCCTCTGCTTCTTATGTCGGCAACGACAGCAAAATAGCCTTTGCCCGCGCTGATCTCGCTCATCAGTCCAAGCGAATCAAGGCAATCAAGTCGGCTCTCGGATACGGCATTGGTGCCAAGCACGACCGCAAGCGTTCGGCTGGTTCCAAGAAAAAGAAAACCCAAGCCGTAGGCACGGACAAAACGCAGAGTTATAGTGTCGGGTTAAGGCGCTCAACGCCTTAACAATGAGCCTAGCAGAGTTGGGTATTGACGCTGAGGCGTTAGCGCACGCAACTCCGCAAGAACTCCAAGACCTTGACCGCTATGTTGCGGCACAAGATATGGCGGAGTCTCCGGCTAAGTTCGCTGAGCATCTGTCCGGTGGCGATTGGCTACCGTACAGGCATCTAAAACTTCTAGAGGAAAAACTGCTAGAGGTAGCAACGCAGCCGTCTAAACGGTTGATTGTTACGATGCCCCCGCGTCATGGTAAGTCCGAGTTTTGCTCGCGATGGTTCCCCGCGTGGTATCTCAATCGTTATCCCAACAAACGAGTAATGCTCTGTTCCTACGAAGCCGACTTCGCTGCTACTTGGGGGCGCAAGACCCGTGATGTAATCGAGTCCAATGCCCCGTGGCTTGGTATAAAGGTCGCTAAAACATCCTCGGCGGCTAACAGGTGGGACTTACAAGGACATACTGGCGGTATGGTTACCGCAGGTGTTGGTGGCCCTATTACGGGGCGTGGAGCCGACCTGCTAATCATTGACGATCCAGTCAAGAACAAAGAGGAAGCCCACTCACAGGTCTATCGTGACCGAGCGTGGGACTGGTGGAGAACCACCGCTTTCACCCGTTTAGAACCAGGTGGCTCCGTAATCGTTATTCAGACCCGCTGGCACGAGGATGACCTCACCGGCAGATTACTAGGCGAAGAACCCGACCAATGGGAAGTAGTAAATCTCCCCGCTCTAGCCGAAGATGGCGACCCGATGGGGAGAGTCCCTGGTGAGGCTCTTTGCCCCGAACGCTATGATGTAAACGCTTTAGGCGCGATTAGAACCACGGTAGGGTCAGAAGCGTGGAGCGCGCTTTATCAGCAACGCCCACAACCCGAAGGTGGCGGAAGGTTCCAGCGCCGATTCTTCAAGCATTGGTCAGCACGAGTAGATACCTACAACAACAAGTTTTACGCATTAAATGATCCTGACGGTATCACGATGGTCAAACAAGCCGATTGCTGGCGCTTTATCACCGTAGACCTTGCTGCCACAACCTCTAACCGAGCCGACTTCACCGTTGCTGCGGTGTGGGATGTAGCCCCTTGGCTAGAGCCTGGGCGCTTAATACTGGTTCATCGTGAGCGACTCCGAGTAGAAGGCGCTGAACACCTGAACCTGCTAGAGAAGATGCAAGAGATATGGAAACCAGCCTACATAGGGGTAGAACGGGCAACATTTGGTTTAACCCTGATTCAGAGCGCCGTAAGAGCCGGTCTACCCGTTCGAGAACTACGCCCCGACAAGGACAAGTGGGCAAGGTCTGAACAGGGTGCTATACTTTGCGAGAACGGTAGAGTATACTGGCCTAAAGCAGCACCGTGGTTAAACGAGTGGGAGTCCGAGTTGCTATCTTTCCCAAGTGGTGCCCATGATGACCAAGTGGACTGTTTTTCCTACGCTGCAATAGAAATCGCTCGGGGAATCAACCTAAAGGGTAGAAAACCCAACCGATTCAAAACAAAGTTAGACGCTCACTTTGAATCGTTTGCTAAGCCCAAACCTAAAGTCCACCCGATGTTAGGAGCCTAGATGAATCGTATTGGTTTTGCTTTTCGCAACGCTTGTGGTAACTTTCTTGCTTGGTACCTTTGGAGAAACCCCGACAAGGAGTCTAAATGCAAAAACTAGACGAGTATCCAGTAGGGACAGCCTTCAACGGTTGTTACCTTTGCCGTGCTTCCCGTCGCGCTGACGAAGATTTTGTTGTAGACACGGAGCGCGACATTGACTTTGAGGGCTTCCTAGTCCTCTGCCAAAAGTGCGTAGCCGAACTTGGCAGCATGGTTGGTTATGTCCCCTCTAAGAAATCCGACGATTTGCAAAAGAAACTCGACGGACTACACGAAGATTACAAAACGATATTGGCTGAACTGGCGGACAAAGACCAGTTGATTAGTTTACTGCGCCAATACACCGACGAACCCGATCCGGTAAAAGCCAATGCTGAGTGAAATCGTACTGGGCATTTGCCTAGTTGCTCTAGTAGCAGACCGCATCGTACAGGCTCGCATTTGGGCGAAGGAACGCAAACTGTTCGTCGCCGCCCTTATCGCTGACAACGCCGCCGAGTTTCGCTTCATAGCCGAAACCGAGCCTAAGACTAAAAAAGAATCTAAGCCCGAACCCGTTCTAACACAGGTCGGAATATGATGCTGAGCATATCCGAAGCAAAAGCCTACGACGCAGAATACAGAGCCCGCCCCGCAGTTAAGGCTCGTATGGCCGAGTACCAAGCCGAGTATCAGCGCAGACCCGAAGTGAGGGCTCGGATGAATGAATCCCAAAGAGAGCGCCGCGCTACCCCCGAAGGAAAAGCGCGCGAGGCCGAATACAACCGCACACCCGAAGCGAAGGCTCGACGATTTGAGTATCGCTCGCGGCCCGAAGCGAAGGCTCGAAGGGGTATTTGGATTAAAGAACAACGCGCAACTGACCCGCAGTTCAGAATGGCTGGACTTTTACGCAGCCGACTCAATAGCGCGATCAAGAACAAATCTAAGCGTGGCTCAGCAGTAGACTTGCTCGATTGCTCAATCGCTGCCTTGGTATTTCGTTTCGAGACTCGTTTCGCAGACGGTATGACTTGGGAAAATCAAGGCGAGTGGCATTTGGATCATATTCAGCCGCTATCTTCGTTTGACTTAGAAGATGTAGACCAGTTAGCCGTCGCCTGCCACTACTCAAATCTCCAACCGTTATGGGCGCGTGATAATTTAATCAAATCCAACAAGAGAAAAGGCAAATCGTGGCATACGAACTAAAAGGCCCATCGCAAATCAAAGATTTGTACGAAAAGGGACGCAAGCATATTGAACCCGAAGTCCAGCGTTACTGGATTAACCTGTCGTATATGTACGGCGAACAATGGGTCTATTTCAACGCGCAGCATAGCCGAGTAGAGCAACTGCCCCGTCAAGACCCAAAGCGTGCGCGCATCACGGTAAACCGTTTGCGCCCCGAAACTCGTCGTATCGTTGCCAAAGTAACAAAACGCAACATGACCTTCGCCGTAGCGCCAACTGGTGCCGACGATGCTACCGTTCGCGCTGCCCGTATCGCAGAAGCGGTATTGGGCGATTACCGAGTTAATCAAGACTGGGAATACGCCCGTAGAGAAAACTGCTACGCAACTTGGATAGGGGGAACTGGTCTGCTTTGTTTGGACTGGAACCCTAAAGCCGGAAAAGCCCTTGGCAACTCCGTTTCGGGACTCCCAGTATCTACTGGCGATATTGAAATCTCCGCCCTGACACTAGCCGAGGCGACTACGGTTCCTGGCGCTCGCAACATTGAAACTGCGCCGTACTGGATTAAAGCACAGGCGCTCCCCCCCGAAATAGTCAAAGACCATTACGGACTCAAGAAGTCCCCACCCGCTGACGCAACCGTCTTATCAGGGCCGGTACAAAACCGTATCCTGACCGGCGACCGGCATAAGCCCACCAGCCTGACTTTAGTACTCACCTACTATGAGCGCCCCTGCCACGACAATCCCAAAGGACATGTCTGTGTCATAGTCGGCTCGCAGAAGGTTGCGGAATCTCCGTGGCCGTTCCCCTTCAAAGATAAACTCAATGTTGTAGCCACCCGCGAGATGTTAGCGCCTGGTCGCTGGACGGGGGACACGGTTTATTCTGACGCAGTTCCAATCCAAACCGCTTACAATGCTTCGTGGTCGTCAATAGTCGAACACATGAAGTTGGCAGGTAACGCCCGCCTTCAGGTACCGGACACTTCTATCGAGATGATGGACATGCTCAGCGACACACCTGGCGAGATTATCCCTTACAACTCTCAGAGCGGGAAAGCCGAATACCTTAGCCCGCCACAAATGCCGTCTTGGTGGATAGAACAGCCTACCCGCCTAGAGGAAGCGATGAACGACACGCTTGGTGTTCACGACGTGAGCCAAGGCAAAGCCCCTCGCAATATCGAGTCGGGTCTTGGGCTTTCTATCCTGAGTGAGAACGATGAGACACCCGTAGGTGGTTTGTCTCGCGAGTTGGCACAGGCTTGGGGCAAGATTGGCAGCCTCGTCTTAGAGACTTTGGCGGTCAAGGTCACCGAGCCTCGCAAAGCCCGAGTGTCCCACTACAACCAGCCTGACGAAACCGTCAAATGGAGCGGTAAAGACCTAATGAACCAAACCAACGCCTATATCCCCGCCGATTCAATAGAAGTGGGCAGCGATGCGGCTCGAAAAGCGCAAGGATTCGCTCTGTGGGACAGAAAAGTCATTGAAGATCCCCGCGCGCTCGCCGCGTACATAGATATGGGGCAGGAAACCAACTTTATCGAGGCAACTAACCCCGATGTAGCCAAAAGCCGTCGTGAAAACCACGAACTCGCTACTGGTGAGCCGGTTGTCCCCGCGTTATTCGACCAGCACCAAACCCACATTGAGGAACACAACCGCTTCCGCAAGACCGCTCGCTATGAGCGCCTAGGCGATGAAGAACGGAACCTCATAGACACCCATGTACAGGCGCACGAAACCTATGCGGCTGAGCAGATGGGTCGGCAAATGGGTAAGATGCCTCAAAACCCAGCACTAGCGGCTTCGGCACAGGGCGATCAACCCCCTGGTTCCATGGGTGGGCC